TGAACTAGGTTATCCAGAAGGTATGGAGAAACCAATGAGTTCAAAACTATTTATATTTGAAGAGTATGTAATACCACAAAGAAAAAAGATGATGGAAAACTTTGGCTTAACTTTAAAAGAAGCTGATGATTTAATTAGACAAGAAATGGAAAAATACAGAACCAATAAAGCTACGGGTGGTAGAGTTGGTTACGCTTACGGTTCTGGATTAAAGCTAGCTCAACTTTTACAAAAAGCAGGTAAGTCTTTGAAACAAGCGATTAAAGAAGCGGTAGATAATATCAATCCAACTGGTGATAAAAAACTAGATGCTGATATGGCAGTTGATGATATGTTAGAAACATATAGTATTGATAGAGACGCTGTTGATGGTTATGACATTTTAAATGCTTATGATGAAGCATATAAAACAATTGCAAATCCTAAAACAATGTCTGAAGTAGAAACTTTAGAAGCAATGGGTGCAAACATTACTGCTAAAACTTTAGAGCTTGTAGAAAAATATCCTGGTTTAAATTCAGAGCTTGCAAGAAAAATTGCAAGTGACCCTGATCCACAAAGACAAGCAGAAGTGTTAGCTACAATAGAACAAGCTTTTGAATTGATGAAAAAAGGTAAATCTTCTGACGAAGTTTTAGACATCATGAAACAAATGACAGACAGAACTAAACAAGCTGGAGGCGGCTTAAGTTATTTATCGGGGTTTTAAATGGACATAGGCAAATACAAACAGGCCATGCGTCCGAAAAAATACCTGGACGGCAAATTTGTAATCTACGATGAAACGATGCCCGATGCTAGCGACGCGCAGCTAGGAGCTAGAGACGAATTTAAAAATGGAACACCAAATCCAAATTCATTATCTGCGTTAGAAAAAATAAATCAAGCTGGAGCAAAAAGAGTTACAGATAAAGTAGAAAGATTCAAACAATTAGTTAAACAAAATAAAACTCCTAATGAAGCTAAAAAAATTGTTATGGAAGAGTTTGGTATAGAACGAGGTGCAAAAGCTGGAACTCCTAAATGGATGACTAGAGGCAAACAAGAATTAATAGACGAAGGTTTTAATTTCACTGAAAGTAAAAGAGGACCAGAAGCTATGGGTGGTGCTAAAGATAAAGCTAGCAAAAAAAGAAAACAAGTTATAGGTAAAGAGGCATCTCAATTTGAAGAAAGAGTTAAAAAAGAAAAAACGACTACAGGTTTTGGTAAAGATTATGAAATGGCACATACTGCAAATATTTTTCAAGCTAAAAAGTTAGGAATAGATTACCCTGTTGATGCATTGGCTATTCAAGCTAGAGATGTAAATCAATCAGTAGCTGAAATATTAAATGAAGAATTAGAACCTTTATACAAAGAACAAATAAAAATACGTAACAAATTAAAAAAGAACAATACTTTTGCATTAAGAAAAGAACTTGATGAATTAAATACTAAAATTATGAAAGTAGTGGCAACAGGAGGTAAACAAGGAAGCGAAGCTGCAAATGTTTTAAAACCAATTATTGTTGATCCTTATAATTTAGAAGGAAAAATTTTAGATTTAGGTTTTAAAAGCACAGATGAAATTATGACTACTCCAGGTGCAACTACAAAAGGAACAAAAAAAGGAACAGTTGAAGATTTAATGGCCAGAATGAATATTAAAGAAAATGTTTTACAAAAAGCAAGCGATGTTAAAAGACCTAAATCCGCTATGACAAGAGAAATGTTTGATAGGTTTAATAAACTAAAAGGAGTTTTAATTCCAGGATTAGAAGAAATTAAAGATAGTTTAAAAAAACTTCCAGACGATATTAAATCAAAAAGATATTTCACTGCAGCATTAAAAGGTTTAGGTATTGTTGCAACTCCTTTAATTATTTCAGGAATGTATAATGATTTTAAATCTGGTAAAACGGTTATGGAAACTTTAGAGAGAAATTTAATTGGTACTGATGCAGTTGGTGGTATGAAAGACATCTTTGCATTATCTCCTGAAGAAAGAGAAGCAAGATCAGTAGTTAAACAAGCTGAGATGGATGAACAAATTGCACAAGACTTTTCTGGTTTAGATTCTGATTTTCAAACTCCAAAAGTAAAATCTAAAATGTCTTTAGAAGAAGCATTAAAAGAATATGAAGAAGGTTTAAGTAGAGTTGAACTTGAAAGGGAACAAGAGGAAGCTGAAAGAGCTGAAGGAAGAGCTAGTAGTTTTGAAGGTTTAAAAGATTTAATGTTAGGTAAACGATTTCAACCACAAGAAATTTCTAGGGATTTTTTAGCAGAAGGTGGTCCACCAGATGATCCAAGTAAAAGAAAGTTTATGAAAATTATGGGTGCACTTGCAGCAGTGCCTGTAATTGGTAAGTATTTTAATTTAGCTAAACCTTTAACTAAAGCAGCTCCAGCTGCAGTAGAAACAGTAAAAAGTATACCACCTTATTTTTTTAAAATGGTAGAAAAAGTTAAACAATTTGGAGATGATGTAACAAAAAGATTTGCTACTCAGGAGAGAGAACAAGTATATAACTATAGAACTTCAGATGCAGATTATGAATTATACGAAGATTTAAATACAGGTGACGTAAGACTTAAAGTTATAAAAGGAGACCCTGATTTTCCTGGATACAAAGAACAAGAATTAACTTTGACTAAGGGTAGGATAGATGAAAAAACAGGAAATGTCCCTGATGAATATGATGAGTATACAGTTAGATCTGATTTTGATGGTAAGATGAAAGACATTGATGAAGGGATAGAAGACATTGATGATTTGATAGAAGATACTATTGGTTTTGAAAATGTTTCTATAAAAGAACTGAAAGATATGGGCTATGATGTAAATAGATTATCTCCAGGTTTTAAAAAGAAATTAGGAATTAAGTAATGTATTCAAAAGGAAAAAAGAGCGGTCCACCACCAAAAAAAGGTCCTAGTTCACAGGGCTTGAATATTCAATATAATACTGTTAAAACAGTCAAACAATCTGGAGAAAAAAATAATGGCAGAGATAGACAAGGCGCTACCAAATATAAAAGTTCAACCTGAAGAAACAACTGACGATATCGCAGTTGAAATGGTTGAGGAAATTGAAAAGGTAGAACCTGGTGAAACTCAAATTACTGAAATGGAAGATGGATCAGTTGATATTGATTTTGATCCACAAGCTTTAAAACAATCACAAGCAACAGATTTTAATGCTAACTTAGCTGATTTTGTAGACGAAAGAGAGTTAGGTTATTTATCTTCAACACTACATCAAAATTATCAAGACTATAAAAGTTCTAGAAAAGATTGGGAAAAATCATATACTCAAGGATTAGAACTATTAGGATTTAAATATGAAAACAGGACGGAACCGTTCGCCGGTGCTTCGGGTGCCACTCATCCGGTGCTTGCTGAAGCTGTTACTCAGTTTCAGGCGTTGGCATATAAAGAGTTACTCCCAGCTAATGGACCAGTCAGAACACAAATAATTGGAGTTCAAACTCCAGAAAAAACTCAACAGTCAAATCGTGTAAAGGATTTCATGAACTATCAGTTGATGGATCAGATGAAAGAATACGAACCAGAGTTTGATCAAATGTTATTCTATTTACCTTTAGCAGGTTCAGCATTTAAAAAAGTTTATTATGATGATTTATTGGAACGAGCAGTATCTAAGTTTGTTCCAGCAGATGATTTAATTGTTCCGTACACAGCTACCTCATTAGATGATGCGGAAGCAATTATTCATCGAATTAAAATTTCTGAAAACGAATTAAGAAAACAACAAGTGGCAGGTTTCTATAGAGATGTAGAATTAAAAGCGGGTCATGATAATTTAACTGACGTTGAGAAAAAAGAATTAGAATTAGAAGGCACAGTCAAAACTGGAAGAGATGATGATATTTTTACTTTGTTAGAATGTCATGTTAATTTAGACTTAGAAGGTTTTGAAGATGTTGGACCAGATGGTGAACCAACAGGAATTAAACTACCTTACATTGTAACTTTAGAAGAAAATTCTAGAGAAGTTTTATCTATTAGAAGAAACTATGAACAAAACGATCCAAAGAAATCTAAAATACAATACTTTGTACATTTCAAATTTTTACCAGGTTTAGGGTTTTACGGTTTTGGTTTAATTCACATGATTGGTGGATTATCTAGAACTGCAACGTCTGCATTAAGACAATTATTAGATGCAGGTACTTTATCAAACTTACCTGCTGGATTTAAACAAAGAGGTATTAGAATTAGAGATGATGCACAATCAATACAACCCGGTGAATTCAGAGACGTAGACGCTCCTGGAGGAAACATAAGAGACGCTTTTATGACTCTTCCTTTCAAAGAGCCTTCTCAAACCTTATTACAACTTATGGGAGTCGTGGTATCAGCAGGACAAAGATTCGCTTCGATAGCGGACCTGCAAGTAGGTGACGGGAATCAACAAGCAGCTGTGGGCACGACTGTAGCATTGCTTGAAAGAGGTAGCAGAACAATGTCTGCTATTCACAAAAGAATTTATTCAGCTTTAAAAAATGAATTTAGAATTTTATCAAGAGTATTTAGATTATACTTACCTGCAGAATATCCATACGATGTAGTTGGGGGTCAAAAAATGATTAAACAATCAGACTTTGATGATAGAGTGGATATACTGCCAGTTGCTGACCCTAACATTTTCTCACAGACACAGCGTATTTCTTTAGCGCAAACAGAACTGCAACTGGCAATGTCAAATCCTCAAATGCATAATTTGTATCAAGCATATAGAAATATGTATGAAGCAATTGGTGTAAAGGATGTTGACACCGTATTAATTCGACCACAACCACCACAACCAAAGGACCCTGCTTTAGAACACATTGATTCTTTGGCAGGGAAACCATTCCAAGCGTTTCCAGGTCAAGATCACCGAGCACATATGACGGCTCACTTAAATTTTATGGCAACAAACATGGCTAGAAACAATCCAACAGTCATGGCAAGTCTAGAAAAAAATATTTTTGAACACATTTCGTTAATGGCTCAAGAACAAGTTGAAATTGAGTTTAAAGATGAGATGCAACAACTTCAACAAATGCAAGCTATGATGCAACAGAACCCACAAATGGCTCAACAAATGCAAATACAAGCTAGAATGATGTCAGAAAAGATAGAAGCTAGAAAAGCAGTGTTGATTGCAGAGATGATGGAAGAATTTATGAAGGAAGAAAAAGAAATTACTTCACAATTTGATAATGATCCTATTGCAAAACTACGAGCAAGAGAGCTAGACATCAGAGCACAAGAAAATGCACGTAAGAAAAAGGTTGATGATGAGCAAATTAACCTAAATAAAATGAAAGCAATGATGAATCAGATGCAAACTGACGAAAAATTACAACAAAATGAAGATTTAGCACAGTTAAGAGCCGATACTTCGATTGAAAAAACAATTTTAGCTGCTAAATTAAAACAAAATAGGTAAATTATGTGGTTTAGTGCAATAAAATTAGCTGTAAACGCCGGTTCACACATTTTTAAGAAGCGTCAAGAGACAAAAATGCTTATGGCAGACGCTCAAATGGAACATGCAAGAAAAATGGCCCGAGGTGAGGAAGCTTACCAGGGAAAATTGCTAGAAGCCCGACAATCGGACTGGAAGGACGAGGCGGTTTTGATAATTTTAAGTTTGCCCGTGTTAGTTTTGGCGTGGGCGGTGATATCAGATGACCCGACAGCGATGGACAAGGTAAAATTGTTCTTTGAAATGTTCTCGCAGCTCCCTTCGTGGTTCACTAATTTATGGATACTTGTAGTCGCGAGCATTTATGGTATAAAGGGTACACAAATTTTCCGAAATGGAAAAAAATAAGGAGGAAACACATGGCAAACAAAAGATTTAATAAACAAGTGCCTGGTTTTGGATTTATAAAAGGCAAACCTGAAAAAGGAACCGAAGCTGTAAAAGGTAACGTGTCTCCTCAGGAAAAGAAAAATATTGCTTTTTCAAAATCTAGAAAAATCAAAAACACAGCGAGTTAATTATGAAAAAAGAAAAAGGAAAATACCCTTCAAAAGGTATGAATGCTTTAGCAAAGAAAAGACCAGATGTAGCTGAAAAAATAATGGGTTACAAAGAAGGTGGCAGAGCTAAGATGATGGACGGTGGAGTTACTAATCATGCTCAGTTAACTGGCTTTGGAGCAGTAAGACCGGAAGTTAAAAAATTCGGTAAATAGTCATGGCTAAACTTTGCGCAAAAGGTAAAGCTGCAGCTAAAAGAAAATTTAAAGTGTATCCATCAGCATATGCTAATATGTATGGATCAGCAGTTTGTTCTGGTAAAATAAAACCAGGTGGAAAGAAAAAAACTAAAAAAAGAAAATGAGTTTACGTAAATGGGTTCAAGAGAAATGGGTGGACATTGGAGCTCCAAAGAAGAACGGCAAGTATCAACCTTGCGGGAGATCGAAGGGAAGCAAAAGAGCATATCCAAAGTGCGTACCACTTGCAAAAGCCACACGGATGACAAGTTCGCAAAAGGCGAGTGCTGTCAAACGAAAAAGAGCTGCAGGTAACACAGGACCTAAACCAACTAACGTAAAAACTTTTACAAAAAGAAGTAAAGCTGCTGATGGTGGTTACATGGGAAGTTTTATTAAATTAGATGTTGATGGAAAAACTTATGGTAATCCATCTTATAAAAAATATTATAAAGGAATGATATAATGGCCGAAAGACCGATTAGAAAAACAACTGGTAAAGGTGGCAATTATAGACCAACAAAATCTGGAGCTGGAATGACAGCTAAAGGTGTAAGAGCTTACAGGGCAGCAAACCCTGGAAGTAAATTAAAAACAGCCGTGACTGGAAAAGTGAAGCCAGGATCAAAAGCTGCAAAACGCAGAAAATCTTACTGCGCTAGATCACTAGGACAATTAAAACGATCATCAGCGAAGACAAGAAACGATCCAAATTCTCGAATACGACAGGCACGGAGAAGATGGAAATGTTAAATGTCTAACCACACACTAGAAACATTCGTACCAACATTAAGAAAAAAAGTAAGAGATTCTTACCAGTCTATAGGTGAAACTATGGTTGCTGGAGGAGTAAAAGATATGGAACAATATCGATATCTTTTAGGACAGGCGCACGCCTTACAATTAATAGATCAGGAAATATCAGACCTGCTAAATCCAAAGGAGGATAAAAAAGATGATACTGAAAGAGATGACACAAACATCATCCGATTCAAAGGAAGTCCCGAAGACTAAACTTGCATTGGAAGAAAAATATAAAGAACAAGATAAAATAGAACAAAGTAAAAGAGTTGATGAAACAAATGTTGCATCAATTCAAGATGAACTTCCAACACCAACTGGTTGGAGATTATTAGTTTTACCGTTCACACCTAAAGATAAAACTAAAGGTGGAATTATTGTTGCACAAGAAACTTTAGACAGATTAAGAATCGCAGTGAACTGTGGTTATGTTCTAAAGATGGGACCTGAAGCTTATAAAGATAAAGATAAGTTTCCATCAGGCGCTTGGTGTAAAGAAAAAGATTGGGTGATTTTTGCAAGATATGCAGGATCACGTTTACCAATAGAAGGCGGAGAAGTCCGTATTCTTAACGACGACGAGGTTCTTGGAACTATTAAAGATCCAGAATCTGTGTTGCATCACATATAACATAGGAGGAGACTATGCAAGAAGAAACAAAACAAACTCCCATGGTGGACATTGATACTTCAGGTCCAAGTGCAGAAGTTGAATTAAACGAAGAAGCACAAACTGAAGAACAAGTAGAAACTACGGAGCAAGACACTAGCCCCTCGACGCAAGAAGCGAGTAGCGAGGAGCAAGGTGAAGACGATCAGAAAGAATCGAAAGATAAAGAATTAGAAAACTATAGTAAAGATGTACAAAGAAGAATAGCTAAGCTAACTGGTAAATGGAGAGAAGCTCAAAGACAAAGAGATGAAGCCATTGAATTTGCAAGATTGCAAAAACAGAAAGCGGAAGAAGCATCAAAAAAATATTCTTCTTTAGAAACATCGTCTATGAAAGATAGACAAAGTAAAATCCAATCACTTTTAGATGCACAAAAGTCTAAACTAGCACAAGCTAGAGAGGCTGGAGATGTAAACGCAGAAGTAGATATTCAAAAAGAAATATCACGATTGGGTTATGAAGAAGTTAGATTACAGGAACTTTCTCAAATAGCAGAAGAACAAAAAGCTGCTAAAAATGAGAATGTAATCCCAACTTATCAACCTAGACAACCAGAACCTGTTAGAGAAGTAGATCCGAAAGCAGAGTCTTGGGCATCTAATAATAGATGGTTTGGTACGGATAAAGCTATGACTTACACAGCTTTTGACTTACATAAAACACTAGTTGATGATGAAGGATATGATCCTAAATCTGATGAATATTATGTTGAAATCGACAAAAGAATGAGGGTTGAATTTCCGCATAAATTTGATACTAATAATGATACAAATATAAAAGGTGAAACGACAAAGCCTACACAGACAGTAGCGTCGGCGACGCGAAGTGTAAAACAAAGTCGCAAAACTATCAGTCTCACCCCTTCTGAAGTTGCTATCGCCAAAAAATTAGGAGTGTCATTAGAAGATTATGCAAAACAAAAAAAACACATGAAGGAGGTTTAAGCATATGGAAAACGATAAACTAAACAAGACCCCTCGTGCGAGTCAGTCTAGAGTTTCTGAAAAGAGACCTACAACCTGGACTCCCCCGTCATCTTTAGATGCACCTACTGCGCC